AGCAAAAGTATTGTTCGTTGTCCGATTCCGGTTATTCGTAACTGTCGAACTACTAGAACCTCTTACTGGGTCTGCATAACCACGAACCACACCAGCCATGCCGCTGGCTGCCGTTTTCACCATCGGGCGAACCTTATTCAGACCAAGAGCAAGACCCTGGCCGAAGAACTGACCGGTTTCCATAGCTACTCTGGACGGACTGTGCACTTGCAGCGCAGCATTGATGGTATTTTTGACATCATTTGCAATGCCCTGTGCCTGCGCCATAATTTGGCCTCGTGAATTGGCAAGACCCTGAGCAAAACCCTGCCCGGCCATCATGCCGGAACTGGTCAGGTCAATGGAATCGAATACATTCTTAACTTCTGTTGTAGACTGTGTTGCTGACTGCACCATCATCGGTGTATTAGTTGTAATAGCCGTAGAGAAGTCCGTTGTCATCGTTGTGGCCGTGGTTCCCATTGCAGTAGCAAGGGCGGGTGTGCCGGTTTCGATGCCGGTCTGTATGCCAGTCGTAGCCGCTTCGCCCATAGCTGTCGAAGCGGTAGTCACCTGACTGGTGCTGCTTTCAATACCGGAAGAAACGCTCGTAGCCGCTGCCTGGCCTGCTTCTGCACCTGCACTGTCTCCCATGATCCAGCTTTTTATGCCGTCCATGATACCTCCGCCGAGTCCCTGAAGCGCTCCTGCCAACAGAGACGGGAGGTTCTGAATGATATTCAGCAGACCTTCGAAAAGCGCCTGTGCCAGTTCAGGAAGCGCTCCAACAATGGATGCAACAAGGTCATGAATAATCTGCGGGCCCTGCTGGATAATCATCGGCAGTGAATTGGCAATACCCTGGCCAATAGAGCTGATGATCTGAATTCCCGTACTCAGAAGGGAAGGAAGCATGCTGACAGCTCCCTGCAGGAAGTTCAGCACAGCACTAATACCCTGCGGAATCAGTGTGGGCGCCATTGTAATGATGCCAGTCGACATCTGACCGAGCAGCTGCATACCAACGCTCAGAAGCATCGGCAGCATGGCTCCAATTCCGGCCACAATCTGGGGTACAAGCGATACGACAAGATTTACGATGGTCGGAATATTCTGGGCAATAATTCCCAGTATGCTTCCGAACATGTTGATAACCGTGTTTATAATTGTCGGCAGCAGGACGGGAAGCATGGTTGCAATACTATTCACAATCTCGGTAACAGTATTCCCGATTTCCGGAATCAGCTCAGGACCCAATTCATTAATGAGACCCGTCAGCATCTTCGGAACCTGCTTCACAACCCGCTTAATCATAGGCAGCACATTGTGAGCTACTGTCACAACGGAATCGCTCAAGTTCTGCAGGTCCTTGTCGATATCCTTACCAAGCGCCATGTCTCCGAGCAGATTTGCCCAGGCAGATTTCATTGCACTGACCGAACCGGCAATAGTAGTGGAGGCTTCTTTAGCTGTCGTTCCGGTAATCCCCAGCTCGCCCTGGATGACATGAATTGCATCATAAACATCCGCAAGGTTGTCCAGGTCGTATTTGACGCCGGTAACCTTCTGCGCATCCGCAAGCAGACGCTCCATCTCTGTCTTTGTACCGCCATATCCCAGCTTCAGGTTGTCCAGCATGGTGTACTGGCCTTTAGCAAATCCGGCATAAGCATTCTGGATGCTTTCCATTGATGTGCCCATCTTGTTTGCATTATCTGCCATGTCCGTGATGGCCACATCTGCAGCTGCAGCAGCCCGAAGTGTATTTCCGCCAAGACTGGAAACCAGTGCCGCAGAGAACCCGGTGACTGTTTCCATATAGTCGTTTGCAGATAGCCCAGCTGTCTTCCATGCATTATCTGCATTTTTCAGAACAGTTTCCTGTGCATGCTGGAGATTCCAGTAAGCCGGGGCCGCCTCCTGCACAGACTTTCCAACTGACTTTGCATACTGCGCAATTGTCTGGCCTCCGGTGCCGAACAGCGTCTCAACGCCGCCGATATTCTGTTCCAATGCGGCGCCCTGTTCCAGCGCTGCTTTCGTGACCATTACCAGGCCGCCGGCCGCTGCCGCCCCCGCTGTCACAACTGCCCCGAGGGCCGCCTTACCGGCGAGTTTTGCGACATTTTTCGATGCGTTCAAAGCCGCGCTTCCAAGCTTTTTCATGCCGGATATAATCTTGTTCAGGGCCGCCTGTGGAAGGCTCTTGAGTTTTTCTCCCAGAGACTTCACTGCCGATAATGCTTTGGACACGATTGCAGTTCCGACCTGCAGTGCTTTTTGTTTCAACAGCCCCATGACGCTTGCGCCATTCATCACCTCAGCAAACCCGGATTTGAATCCGGCGGCAAAATTACTGAAAAAGCTGCCAAAAGCACTATCTGCTTCATTGGCAGCTGATACAGTCTCATCCGCTACGGTCTTGCCAAGCTTAGAAACCTCTGTCTCTGTTTCTTGTACAGCTTTCGACGCTTCGCTTACGACGGAATCAAGCGCCGAGTTGACTTCCGCAAATGGGTCTCCGTCGACCTCAAATGATATCTGTACGACGTCTTCTCTTAATACCGCCATAACATCGCCTCATTTCTGCTTTTTCACCATCTCAATGTAGTAATCGAGCGCACAATTTGCTTCGGACACCTCGTCCGGCGTCATCTGGTTAAACACCGTATTGAAATCCATACCGGCATCGATCACCAGTCTCCAGTAAGGCCAGTTTTCTTTAGCCCTTTGCTTCAGCTCCCTTTTCCGCAGCTTTGTCTCGAAACTTGCCTCTCATGACATTGGAAACGAACTTAAAAACTGCATCCAGGTCTTCCAGGTTGTCAAAAGAATCTACGGTGATATTCTTCGGCTCCACAAGACCATACTCGAACACCTTGTTGTAAGTACGGATGGACGGAGACTCATCATCATCGCTTTCTTTTCTGGAAGAATCGGCACATTTCAGCCATGCCGAAAGTCCACAGAACTGTGCTACATACTTCACACCGCCGATGGTCTTCTCTCTCTGATAAAACTTGCTATCTACCACGATTTACCTCCTGATATGGAAAATGCGCACCTTCCCGAAGGAAAGTGCGCGTCAAAAGTAATTCTATTGGATTATTCGTCTACGTAGTCCAGGACCTGAATCTCAAAGGACCGGTCGTTCAGAGCAGCGCCAACGCTGTTGTCAGCAGGTTTCTTGAAGAAAGCCTTTGTACCGCCGGTTTTCTCTCCGGTGGACTTGTTTACCACCCAGACAGAGAACACATCCATTACTCTTGCCATCTTCTTAAGTGTCGGAACCTGCGGGCTGTGTGCCTTTACCGGAACGGTAATGGTGCCACGCTTATCACAGCTTTCATTGATGGTGATATCGCCCTGGATACCTGCAACAGCTTCTGCGCTGTCATTATCCTGAGCACACTCAATATCATCTTCACCGAGACAGGTGATAGCAAATGTACCGAACTGGTCAGAGCCAATGGTTACAGTTACATCTTTCGGATTATATGCATGCGTAGTCATTCTGCCATACCTCCTTTATACGCTTACCGTGCCGTTAATCGTTGCGGTATGGATAGCGCCTGCAAGGTCAAACGAGAAGCGGCCCAGCTTGTAATTACGGTCTGCACGGTCAGAAGTAGAAGCCTCCGCACGGGTACCGAAATCAGTGGAATAGATCGGAGTATCCGCCTCATCATGAGCAATGATGCCCATATTGTCCGCATCCTTCAGCACGCCGTTGGTAACACCCTCCAGAGCGCCGATGCCGCCATTGTCATAGGCCAGCTTCGGAACGCTGTTGAGGAGCTTCTGACTGCGATAACCGATGTTCTTGATGATCCAGTCGAAGGAATCGACGATATCCAGGAACTCACCGGAGGCCGCCTTGCCCTCTGTGGTTACGATGTCACCGGCCTTCCGCTGCAGGGTGTATCCGTAGCCGGTGCCGCTTCCGGTCCTGTTGTCGATGGCGTCAATCTCAGACTCTGTCAGCGCATCCGGAGTCACGCCCTTCACGATGATGTTCTTGTAGGTGAAGGAACCTGCGTCCATGCCGGCTGTAGCGCCGATGATGCCAGCCGCGAGCTTCTGGCCGTCGGAATGCACGCCGACCATGGTGCGGTCAAGACCCTCAAAGTCAGAAAGACCGGCGGCCGCAGTGATGACCGGGAAGTAAATCATGGAGTCTGTGGTCTCCACATACTCCGCAACCTGCTTCATGGTAGAATCATCACTGCCAAGCAGGGTGATGACCTGACGGACCTTTCCGAGATATCCCGGAAGCGCGGATACCGCAGTACCGGTGACCTGTGCCACTGCAATCAGCCTCGGCTTGTTCTCCTGCATCTTCATGATATTGAACAGCTTTACAGTGTCAGAATCCTCAGCGAATCCGGCAGCTACTACTTCCTCAGCGGTGGAGCATTCGACATAGTCGATTGCTGTCGCCGCCTTGGATACGAGAATGAGCGGCACGCCGAAGCCTACACTTCCGGCCACTCCGGACAGCTTGATAGTTACATTTACGTCAAGTGCCATGTTATCTCCTTCCTAAACGTATTCTGGATTAAAGGTTTCTATTTCTTCTTTTTCCAGCGGGACAATGTTCATGAAATTCATCACGACATCGAATCCCTTCCGGAACTCATACTCAATGGTGAGCATGTTGTCCCGTTCCTGGATGGGGCCCACACTGGCCGCCACCATTCCGTTATCATCGAAGAACAGCTTTCCTGTGACGTCGAACCAGTCATGGAGCTTCTGGGCCAGCGACCAGGCTGCATAATCATCACTGTGCTGGATGGTCCAGGAATAAGTCACCGTTGCCGGCATGAACCGCTGCTCTCCATCGTTTCCGTAGGTGCGGCCTTCCACATTCAGGCTGGTCATGGTGAATGACACGTAGGGATAATCCGGTATATGCCCGGTGACATTCGATTTCACCACCTCACAGCCGAGGAGCTCCGTGATTCCATCGCAGAGTATGGTGTTGTATTCCTTCAGCGTTTTTTCAAACATCGAAACTGTCCACCCTCCTCAGTGTGTAGTGATTGAAGTCCGCATAGTCTTCTCCGTAATCTCCGAAGGATTCCACCGCGTACTTCCTGTCGTTGTGGGTCACATAATACTTCTTGCCATCCCCGAAACGTATCGGGTCATCATTTACCAGGATGTAGAACTCCCTGTCCGCGCTGGTATAGTTCCCGCCAGACTGATAAACCTTCTGCTGGGACATGGAGATGAGTGCCGCGTTCACGTCGGTCTCTGTGCTCTCGCCGGGCACGTACTCACCAGCCTCATATGTGCCGACGGCCAATGCCACGATGGTACATGGGACCGAATACTTCCTGACCAGGTCCGCAAACTCAAACAAGGGCATATCCTCACCTCCTTATTTCACTCTGTGGGTAATTCCGCCAATCATGTCACCCGTATCATTGAGCGGGTTGGAACCGCCATGCGCCCTGTGCTCCAGCGTGTAACCATGCAGAGGCGGGTCGCTCAGATTCGTGGCGTATTCCTTAATCTTTCCTTCCAGTGTGGTGCCTACCGCTTCGAGAAGTGCATCCGCAGACAGGGCGCCTTCCGCAACAGCATTTACCAGCATCGCAGACGTCATTACCACTTCGTCTTTACTGGCATCGTAGCCTCCGCGCAGGAAGGAACGCTCCGGGATGACAATCACCCTGGTAGACTTCTTGATGTGCAGGCCGGTCCAGTGAAGATATGCTCTCATCTTCTCCGTAACCGGTATCTGACAGCCGAACTCGTGAATGTGTGCAAGCCACGCATGCTCTCCGTTGAATACTCCAACTTCTACGCTGCGTCCGTTCAGGGCATCCAGCTCCTTGTACTGCTTCGAGCGGTCCGCCTTCACATAATGCTTCACACCCATCACATCCACCTCGAATAGTCCTGCACCATTGAGATTCCGCCCATCAGGTAATGACTGCCCAGGAGCTCCTTTGCCAGGAGTCTGAGCAGGCCTGCACGGTCACTGGTGGTTCCGTATGACTTCGACATGCCGCCGATTGACTCACTGCTGACGGCGGACCCGGAGAGGGCGCCGCCATTGACCATGCCGATATACCGCACGATAAACAGCTTGGCGCCGGCAGGCAGGGCCTGCACATCTTTCTCCGGATTATCCGTGTCAATCTCGAAGTCCGTATTATTGTTCAGCCACTCCAGGGCAGCTGTAAACTCGAGGGAGTCTTCTGTCCGGATACTTCCGGCAGAAAATCCCATGTTTTCAATGGTCTCTGCCGTCAGCGTCATGGACTACTTCCTCCCTCTCTTCTTCGACGGAGCGGGGCTCTTCGGTGCAGGCTCATCCTCCGGAATATCATCCTGGAAGACTTCCTCCAGCTCTTCTGCCGGCTCTTCCGACTGAGTCTCAGACTCGGCTTCGGTTTCCTGAGCTGCTGCGTCCTGCTCCCTGCGGATGCGCTCCGCTTCCACTTCCTTCTCCTTCAGTGCCTGTTCAGCCTTCATGGCCGCCAGTTTCCTGCGGAGGATGAAAAATGTTGCGCTCATAGGCACCTCCTATCAGGCAATCTTGTGGCGCAGGCAGACGATCGGGATGTTCTTGAGGTCCTTGACCACTTCCCAGTTGCCTGCCTTCGCTAGCTCTGCATTGGATGCATAAGCTGCCGCCGGTGTGCCCTTGAAGCTGATGCCGTTCGGATGAAGCACGAAGGCCTTGCGGTTGATGAGGAAGTCGGTTGCGCCGAGTTTATCCCTGTCAGTCTCGGTACCGATCAGGCCGCTCGGAGATCCGTTCTCACGGGTGAAGGCGCCCTTGCCTACGAAATAAGTGTCATAAACACCAGAGCTCACCGGCATATCGTCGTCCACGATAACCTCATAGCCGAGGTAGTAATCGATCTTGACCTTCAGGTCAGAATCATACTGGGTATCAATCTGCTGGAGCTTCTGGAGCTTAGTGTAGGTCGCGGAATGCATCACCACCACTCCAAGCTTGTCATAGGCATCGCCCATCTTCTGCTTGGTATCCAGGGCAGCATCAACGCCGATGATCTGATCGGACGCCGTGGCAGCAGTAGAAATATCATTAAGATGAGCGCTTACCAGGCAGCCGGCAGGCGTGCCATCGCCCGCACCTTCTGAGGACTCCGCAACTGCTGCCGCGAAGAGCCCGGTCAGGACGCTCAGGAAAATCTTCTGCTCCTTCTCAAGCCACCAGTCAGATACAAGGTCCATGATGGCCGCCATCGGATCCGCGCCGCCTTTAACGCGGGCCAGGTCAGTTGAGCTCCACGCCTTCTGACGAATCAGAAGAGTCGCACGCTCGTTTCCGGTGGTAATGCCGGTCGGAACCAGCGCCTGTTCACCGAAAATGTCATCATCACCGCTCAGCGGATTGAAGAACGGCATCTGAATCATGTTGCCGCCCTGCGGGGTGCTGTCAATGATCTGCGCAACAATCGCATTCGGAGTTGCGATACCTGCACGTATCAGTGCAGACTTCTTGGTTGTTCTCTCGTTGACGTACTGAGTAAACTTCTCAGGTACGATCTGCATATCAGCAAAAACAGTTCCTGCCATAGTTGTAATTCTCCTTTTCTGTTATTTTATGCCGGCCGCCAGCTTCAGCTGTTTGGCCCTCTCAGGGTCTGCGGCCTCAATCTCCATCTGCTTTGTATAGTTCACATGGCCTTCTGCCCACGGATTGTCTGCCGGAGCTCCTCCGCCGCCCTTCCCGGGCTCTCTGCCGCCTGCCTTGAACTTCTCCTCCACCTTCGCCTTCACCAGTCTCTCGACCAGCGCCGCGAGGGCAGTGACATTGTTCTTGGTAGTCTCTTCCGAGTCTCCGAGTACCAGCGTGACGATTTCCTCGCCGTTATCCAGACCGGCTTCCTTCAGTGCCTGCGTGGCGGTGTACTTGTTCTGCGCAAGCTGGAAGGCTCTTTCCTTCTTCTCCAGCTCTGCTTCCCGGTTCTTCCGGTCCAGCTCAGCACGCTCACTGTCGGTCAGCTTCTCCTTCTTCAGGTCCTCCAGCTGCTTCTTCAGGTCTTCGATTTCCGTCTTCTTATCGTTCCCGAGCTTGTTCGTGGCCCGGTCCCGCTCCGACTGAATCATCTTCTGAATCGCGGCCTTCTGGGTGTCCGTCAGGTCCTTCAGCGGATCCTCCTCCGGTTCTTCCTGCAGGCCGTATTTCTCCAGCATGTCCTTGTAATCATCCTGGTCAATGGTCCCGGCCTCCAGCATCTTCTTCAGTTTCTCGAGTGTCATAGCCATGTGTTGTACCTTCCTTTCCGAGTCCCACCGGCCAGATGGGCCACGCATGTTTGGTTATGGAGTGCATGGAGTCGGCCCACCCGAGGGAGTGCCGGTGGCTCCCGCCCACCAGTGCATTAAAAAAGCACCGACCCGAAGGTCAGTGCAGATTTACAGTTATTTGGTTGTGGTATAATCCTTCCTGCAGGGCGGTGGTGCGCCCGAGTATAGAGGAAGGAGGAAATATAATGATAATTAATAGCGATACTGAACTCGATGGTGTTACAACCGAAAACATCAAGGTGGTTGGTGGCTCTTGTCTAACCCTTCGCGGGGTATCAAATGGTAGCATTACTTTAGAGCCGGGAGCCAAGTGCATTTTGCACGGAGTCCACAACGGAACAATCAATGTCATTGACGCTAGCTTTGATATTTTTGGTATCCTGAACGGAACTCTTGCCCATAATGACAATGCGATTATCCGCATCGACCAAAATGCCATAATCAACGAGAATTGTTAGCATTCACTTGATTGATGTTCAGAGTATTAACATTAACCGTATCTATTTTCTCAACTGGCTCCAGCGGGTTATTCATCCGCTGGAGTTCTTTCCTGATCAGCTTCAGCTCCGCAGCAATATCCTTCAGGTAACGTTCGTCAGGCATGGCGCCTCCTTCCGGGCATAAAAGAACCACCGGCCGAGTGGTCGGTGGCAATAGTCCTTTACGGTTTTATTGTTTCAATAATTCCCTTCGCAGTGTTGGCCATCTTCTTCATAACCGAATTCTCCCGAAGATACTCCAAACCGCTCATGGTTATCCTGATATTACAAAGGTTGACGGTAGCACAGTGGCCATCCATTGACCGCTTCACCGTAAGTCCTTTCACATAGCCTTCATCAGCAAGCATTTCCATGACAGCACACCACTGAGCATCCGTGATTCTGAGCGACTCTGCAGATATTAAGTCCTCGTCGAACTCATCATATTGCATGGCCTTTTCAAGGGTCTTCAGGATTCGATATATGATTTTGAAACTGTCCGCCATATTCGCCTCCATACAGAAAGAACCACCAGCGGCGTGCTGGTGGCTTAATCTTTTCTAAATTCAATCCCCATCTGTCGCAGTCTTTCTAATTCTTCTGGGGGAATGGGATGATTCTTTACCGGCTCTTTCATTTTTTCAGCCCAATTCTTTGCGGCCTCTGGTGTCATTGTCATGCTAGAATTACCTCCAATTCCATTCTTCTCTTCGATTTTGATAATACTCTATAAAAGCACTTTTTGTCAAATAATACTTCCTGTTGAGTAGGATAAAAACTAAGGTTTTCTATATAAGCACATGCAGACCCCTTTGGCGCGTATATTACAATTTCAAAAGGCTTCTTCAATGCTGATTCTCTTGAAATAGATGAACTTAAAAACTGTTTTGGAAAATATGGACTGCCGGCTTTTAGTGATGGGTCAGGATCCTCATCGACCATTCTATAGCATACAATATTTTGTTTAAGCTGGAACGCATTAATGGCTCTCGAAATATTGTCCGCATGTTTTTTCATATCTGGGTAATCCTCTATTTTGTCTTTGGACAATAGTTTATTAAGCCTATAATAGAATTTGTCATTGTGCCTGTCCCCAAGATTAAAGGTGTACTTTGAAATTGATTCTTTTTCACCTTTAGAGAGTGTTTGAATCCAGGATTCACAAACGGATAAGAGTGATTTTCTCGCGTCACTCCCTGTACTGCCACCGAATGACCTTCGAAAATCCTTAGCATATTCTATCCATCGCTTTTCTTCAGCTAACTCCTCGGGAGTTGAATCCCCCGACTTAAAGTGTATATTTCTGCCAAATACACCAAGCGTTGCACGAACGGATCCCGTTTTTCCCTCTTTAAACCCATCAACGATAATCTCTCTTTTGGGTTTTCCAAAGTATTTATCTACCGTATCCAGGACTCTCTGCGAATAGGTGAAATCCGTTCCGTACTTGCTCGGAATATCCAGCCCCATCTGCCTCATCTTGGCGTGAGTAAATGCTTCTGCCATGAATTCGTTCAAATCATGGTCACTATCTGCATAAGTACTGATTATGCCTCGAGAATCATCTCTAATGGCTTTCCGATAGTCTGTCCGTATCTTTCGGATTTCTCCCCAGAACTCCTGGTCATTCGTCAAACCATATTTGTCAGCATCAGTATTTGCAAGAGTGTGGGCGAATTCATGTATTGCAGTTGATGGCTCACGACTGCTTAATCTCATTGTGGCCCCGGAGATGTCTGTATCACCTGCGGCATTCTTCGCACCGCTTGTAACTTTCTGAAGCCTGGTATTATACTCGTTGCTCAGCTGTATTATGAGCTCTTTGGACTGTGCGTATCTCTCCTCATTCTTGAAATCAAATTCTATGTCTGTGTTTTTGCTCTCTCCAGCTTCTTTCGGTACCGGGTTCGCAATATTATTTTTCACCACATCATAACTCAGGAAGCACCTGCAGTTGATGTCCTCCCCTGCTACGCCGCTCTTTCCCGGCGCCTGGGTGGTTGCTCCGCTCGGCAGCTTGAATTCCTCGTTGATGCCGACCTGTACGCCCTCCATGCTGACGTGGTCGTACTTGCCACCCTTGGAATACTTCCATCCGCCCTTCGTCTTCCGGGCCCTGTTCGGCCGGACCCGCTCGTCCTTCATGGTGTGCCAGGTCTTGACCATCGTGATGCCGGCAGGCTCCAGCTGTTCCGTGAGGTTCTGAGCGGCATCCAGATTGCCCTCCTCGCGCACTCTGTGGGCCTCTGTACGGGCGATACGAACAGCCTTGTAATAACTACCGCCTGCACCGTCCGGGCCTATCAGCGTCTGCTGAATGCGTCTGGCCATAGTATCGTATCGGTCACCCTGTGACAGCCCCACACCGACGGCTTGCTTGATGCTGTAAATAATGTCCGCACGGTTCTTCTCCAGCTGGTCGGACAGTGTCAGCCCGTGCACCGGGTTGTTGACGGCCGCCCGGAGCACCTCCGGCTTGACAGCTTCGACTGTGGAGAACGCGCCCCGGAGCTCATCATTGTCCACGGCCTTCTCCACCGCCTGCACCATGCCGGAATAGCAGTTCGCGTATGTCTGCTCGACTGTCTCCGTGATGATACGCTTTTCTTCCTGGGTGACATCGTTCATCCGGGAGGCCACCTCTTCCAGGAGACGCGCATCCAGCCCAAGCCGATGCAGCTCTGCATAGCTGAGCG